CTCGGGTCGCTCTCGGCGCCGGTGTTGACGCTGTTCGTGAGGACCTGTTGGATCAGGTCGGGCCCGCTGATCGCGGCTCCGCTGTCGACCGAGGAGACGAACTGCGGATCGATGAAGTTCCCGTCAAAGGCGCCGCCGGCGACGGTTGAGCCGCGCACGGGACGGCCGGCGCGGTCGTCGGCTTCGTAGCCGAGCTCCATGCGCGGCTCGAACGCGCGGATCGTGACGAGGTTCTCGGTGCCGTTGCCGACGCGCTCGGTGCCGTGGATGCGGCCGTGGAAGATCGGCTGATCACCGGGGCCGCCGTCCTCCCAGCAGATCAGCTTCCGGTCGAAGCCGTCGGTGAGGTTCGGGAAGCCGTCGTCGGCGACGACAGAGGTGAGCAACTCGTGCGTGGCTGGCGCTTGGATAGTGAAGCCGCGCGCGATGTTCAGCCGCCGGCTGAGGCTCTTCTCGAGTGCGATGCCGCTGATGTCCGCGAGCTCGTTCGAGTCGAGGTCGTAGATCTTCGCGGTGACATGGCTCACGCGAACACGTCCACGATCAGGCTGAACGTGACCGAGCAGACCGTCTCAAGGTCGTCCCAGGTGACGTCGAGCTCGCCGTGCTTCCAGACCTTCAACGAGCCGCCGCCGTAGACGAGATCGTCGGGTGCGACCGCGAGCGCGTCGAGTTCGTCCTCGAGCGAGCCGAGCAGCGTGTCGATCGCCTCTCGGTAGCCGCTCTCGGAGCTGAGCCCCGTCGAGAGGACGACGAGGTCGCCGGCGAGTGTGATGATCCAGGCTCCATCGAGCGGAGGCAGGATCAGGCTGCCGCCTTGGCCGGGTGCGTCCTCTTCGACCGTGCGCAACGACGGACCACCTAGGCCGGAACAACGAGACGGCGCAAGCGCGAGATAGTCGAGTGTCGAGGGGTCGAGGTGGAGATCGGTGAAGTCGCCGATCGACTCGATCGTCGACACGCGGATCGAGCTCATCCAGCCACCGCGCTTGCAGACCCGATCGCGAACCTAGTCGCCGGGAAACGCCCGCCGCGAACGGCGTCCTTCAGCAGCGGCGTCTGCTGCCGAAGCTCGCTCTTGATGTCGTACAGATGCGTGTCGGTCTTGCCGCCGCCGGGCGCGGGGAAGAAGTTCGGCGCGAACGCCGTGACGATGTCCCTGAACGACGAGAGGAATTGCGCCTCGTTCGCCCCACTGTTGACGGCCGACTGCTTCAGCAGCGCAGCGAGCTCCTTCTTGTCCGCGGTCTCGGCCTTGATCGCCTTCTCGCGCTCCTTCAGCGAGAGATGCGAGTTCTTGGCGCGAGCGTCGAGGTACGCGATCTGCGCCTTCAGCGCCTTCTCCTCGGCCGCGATCGCGCGGTCGTACGCGGCAGACCCTTCTGTTGCCGACGCGACAGCGTCCTTGGCCTGGTCGACGGCGAACTGGAGCTCGGCGGCGCGACCATCAATGATCGCCTTCGCGATCAGCTTTCGCGCGGCGCGCATCTTGTTCTCGACCGACGTCAGCGCCGCGAAGAGTTGCGTCCGCGCCTTCCCGGTCGCGCTCTCGTACTTTCTCTTGATGAGTCTGTCGGCCGCCTGCAGATCCGCAAGCTCGGCGTCGAGGTAGCGCTTCGCAGTCGCGCCGACGTTCCCGAGAGCGCTCGCGCGGGACGCGTTCGCCGACGCAAGCTGAATGTCGTGCGAGGCGAGCGGCGGGATCACCGCTGCGGCCGCGCCGAGATTCTTCGTAAACGGCGGCGGTGTCGTGAAGGGCGACTTCGACGTCTTCTTCGGCGGCGTCGTCTGGTAATACGTCGACGGATCGTGGTTGCTGAAATCCGATCCACTCGCCGGCGTGTAGATGCCGAGCTTCGCCTTCTGGGCAGCGGTCAGCTTCGGGAGCATCTGCTTCTTCGCCCAGTCCGGCAGGCTCGCCCACGTAGCCGCCGTCATGGGGCCGGCGTTCTGCGGCGGGAACAGGTGATCCATCAGTTTCTTGAAGGCGTAGAGCGCGATAGTCGCGGCCGCGATCGGGCCAAGCATGCTCGCGAACGCGAGCCGCACCCCGCCGCCGGCCTCGGCCGCGGCACCCGGCAGCAGCTTGAGGGCGGACTCGACGCCGCCGATCTTCGTCGCGAGCGCGACGAACTTCATGGCGAGGAAACCACCGATCACTAGCCCGAATGCGTTCTTCCAGCCGCCGATCGCGTGCGCGACCGCGTTGAGCGCCTTCACGAGGCCGCCGATGATCGGTGCCGCGATCTTCACGGTCGACACGAGCGCCGCGAGTGCGCCGCTGACGATGTCGCGGATTGTCTGCTTGTTCCGGTCGATGATCCCCGCGAGCGCGTTCAGGCCGTCGGTCAGATCCTTCACGGCGACCTTCGCGACCGGGTACAGCGCCCTGCCGAGGCTGACGATGACGTTGAAGAGAGCCCCGGCAAGCTTGACGACGAGTGTCAGCGACGTCTTCGTCTCGTCGAGTGCGTGCCCGAGCTGCCCGGTCGCGGATTTCGCCTGCAGCCACGAGTCGGCGAACCTCGAGCCAGCGTCGACCATCCGCATCAGCCAGGAGGTGAACGGGATCGCGGCCTTGCCGAGCACGCCGAGCGCGTCGAAGAGATGCAGCAACGAGTCGCTCATCACCGTCACCGAGTGCGCGCCCGCGGCCATCAATGGCCCGAAGATCTGCTGAAACTGGCTCGAGCCGAAATACTTGCCCCACTGCGCGCCGGCCTGCCCAAGGGCGTGACCGAACTCGGTGACGGCTTTCGTGATCGCAGAAAGAGTCCCCGGCGACAGCGCGCTATGCAGCGCGTCCGTCAAACCGGGGAACAGTGAGCCAGCGGCGGTCTGCTTCAGCTTGTCGAGCCAACCATCCAGCGAGCGGACGGTCTGCACGAACGCCTGAGCCGACGGGCCGAGGTCATCGAAGGCTTTCTTGTCGCCGCCGATCGCCTTGCCGACGCCCTGGAAGGCGAGCACGAGGGTGCCGAGCGCGCCGGCGCCGCCAGCGGCGAGCGTGGGGATCGACGAGAGCAGACCGATCGCAGCCGGGCCGGCGGCCGGGCCGAGAGCAACACCGGCGCCGATGCCTGCGCCGAGCAGACCGACGCGGCCGAACCCGGAGCCGAACGGCCCCACGCCGACACCGGAGCGGCCAGGAACTCCTCCCGCGAGTTTCACGCGGTCGAGTGCGCGGCGCGTCTCGTTCGCGTTGCGGTTGATGTCCTTCAGCTTCCGGTCGATCACGTCGCCGGCGGCGTCGGACTCTGCGGCCTGCCGCTGGGTGAGCCGCACGTTGTCGAGCTCGCGTGCGGCGATCCGTGCCTCTTCGCTGACGCCGCGGACGCCGGAAAGGATGCCCTCGGCGGACGCCTTCGACTCGGCGGCCTGGCCGGGGCTCATGCGCACGTCTTTCAGTGCGGTCTCGGCGACCTTCGAGATCGCTGCGACGGCTTCGAGCGCGTTCTCCATGCGTCCGGCTTCGCCGCGGCCGGTCTGCATGTTCCGAACGAACGTGCCTAGGTTGACCTCTAGCTCGAGGGTTGCCTTGCCGAGGCTCTCACTCACGTTTGGCCTTCCGTCGCGTCCCGGGCTGTCCCGTGGGACGGCGCGGGGGGATAAGCCGGATGGGTATCCCCGACTCCATCAGCGCTTGGCTGACCGACTTCCCGGCCGTGATGCCGCGTGCGCGGCGTACCCAGCGGTCGATCAGTTGCCCGGCCTTCTCCTGCTTCAGGTGCGGCACCGAAGCCGCCTCGATCGCGAGCAGCTGGCGCTCCGCTTGGAGCTCGGGCAGCATCTCGAGGTACGAGTTCAGCGCCCACGCCGGGAGGTGGAACCAGACTTCCTGGTTGCCGCCGTAGAACGCCTGGAGGCGCGGGACGAGCCGGCCGTAGTCCGCTTTCTCGGCTTTCTTTTCGGCCTTCCCGCCGGTGCTTCCCCCTCAGCCGCTCCATGCTTGACCGCCCAGGCGGTGACGATGCGTGCGCGGATGGCTGATTCCATCTCGGTCAGCACCGTCGGCTCGAGGCCGATCACGAGCAGCTTCAAGATGTCGGCGAGCGCCTTGTTGATCTCGCGCTGCTCGGCAGCGGTCATCTTCCGCGTGAGGTGCGCGAGCTTGCCGACCTTCGCGTGGCGGGAGACGATGATCTCGTACTCGAACGCGCCGAGCTCCTCGATGTTCACGAGGTCATAGGCTTTGCCGGCGGGATGCTTCTTCGAGCGGATGGTGACGGTGTCGCGCTCGACGACGGTCGAGATGTTCAGTAGTTCGGTCACTCTGACGCCCTCCTCGGGGTCTCTGTGATTTCGACGGTGATGCCAAGCCGCTGGCATTCACGCTGGAGGCGGTGGAACTCGCCCATGAGCGCTCTCGCCTGGCGGCGGTGAGCGATCTCGGATCGCTTATGGGTGCGGGCGGCCGCGTAGACGGCCTGTGCGGCGTTGACGAGCGCGACGCCCGCACCCTCAGCCATTCGGTTAGGACGCGACGCCGGTCTGGATCTCGACGTCGATCACGTCGCTGTCGGAATGCTTGATCGCCTGGATCTCGGTCGGGAGCATCGCGGGGACGCCCTTGTTCCAGATGACGTCGCCGTTCACGGAGACGAACGCCTTCGAGAACCGGTACTGCAGGTTCAGGTCGTTGTCGACGGACGAGCGTCCGCGGGCGAGCACGGCGAACGAGCTGACCTCGTCGCCGCGGTAGAGGCTGAACGCCGCCTTGCCGGCGACACCCGAAGAGCTCGGGGTGTCGGTGACCTCGGCGTCGTTCATCACCTTCGCGTACGCGGTCGGGCCGAGATCGACGAGGTTGACCTTGATCAGGAAGTCCTCGCCGACACGGAACCGCTTCGACGGCATCGTCCGGCCGGCCGGGGTGAAGTCGTTGACGGTCTCGCCGTGGCTGACGCTGACGCCGGACTCGTCGTAGTTCGCGTCGCCTTCGGTGCCGAGCTTCTCCCAGCCCATCGGGAATGCGCCCTCGAGATCGTCGATCTCGGGGAAAGCGGTGCCGACGGGAGCGAGGTAGATCGTGAGCGGTGCTGCAACGACCTCTTCGGGGGCTGCCATTACTGGATCTCCTGTTCTGTGGTGGTCTGCCCCTCGCCCTGATGGGCCTCGGGCTCGCCGTCGCCGGGCGGCGGGGCGTCGACCGCGGCGATGATGTCGTCGCGGGTCATGCCAGTCGAGACGTTCACGCCGTGCTTCTCCGCGTAGGCGGCCCACTGGCGGCGGCTGCCGAACGCTGACGGCCGCTCGATGTCGGCCTGCGCTTTCGCGGCTGCGACAGGGTCGGGTGAGAACCGGAGGTGCCGCTGCTTGAGCAGCGCGCGCGCTTCGACATCGGTGAACGTGGCCTCTTCGCCGCGGCGCAGCGTTTTGCCGTAGGCGAGCAGCCGGTGTCCCGGACCGTCGTACCTGAGCCTCAACGGTGTCTCCTTCTAAGCGGTGACGATTTCGGCGGCGAGCACGGAGAACGTGCTGAGCACCGTCGGCCACTGCGTCACCGGGTCACGCGCGAGCGTCCCCTTCGAGACGACGTCAGCGGAGTGGAGCAGCACGTCGTCGGCGTGCTGGGGGCGCATCTGCTTCAGAGCCGTGTAGGCGGCGAGATACACCTTCCACGCCTCGTTCAGGGTCGCGCCGTAGCAGCAGACATCGATGCGGGTGTTGCCGTAGTTCTGGAAGCCGCCGCCGGGATTCGGGATGCCACCGACTGGGTTGAGCACGATCGTCGCTTGCGGCATCGCCTTCAGTGCGGGCTCGGGGACTTCGCCGCCGTAGATGCGTGTCGAGACGAGGGCTGCGGTGTCGTCGTCGGCGAGCAGGACTGTGCGGACGGCTGCGATCGGGTCGGCGCTCATGTGAGCCTCCTGCGGATCTTGGCTGCGAGCGTCGGGAACGCGCGGTCAGCGGCCGGCCGAAGGAACGGCGTGCGGTACTCGAGGAAGAGGCCGTAGAAGCCTGAGCGGTGGCCCTTCACGCCGCTATAGGTCGTCCCGAACCGGCCTCTGATGTGGTAGCCGAAGCGGCGCGCGCGCTCGGTGACGATGTTCACCTCGAGGTTGCCGGTGCGGTTCCGCCACCAATGCGACGACGAAGCGTCGGCGTCGGCTTCGTCGAGTGTCTCGTCGATCGCCATGCGTGCGGCTTCCGCGACGCGTTGTACGATCGTGTCGCCGTTCCAGTCGAACTTGACCCGGGATGGCATCAGGCGACCTTCACGAGCACGAGTTCGATGTGATCCTTGTGCTCGAGCAGACCGCGGATGCTCAACGGTCCGGCCTGAATGGTGTCGCCGCGGGAGGTGACCGACGCGATGCGATCCTGCTCGGTGACGTCGGTGCCGAGCGGCACGATCAGTCGGAGATCCTCGACGACCACGATCGTGGTGGTGTCCGTGACGGCTTCGCGTCCGGCGGAAGCCCACGCGCGACACGGCTGATCGCTCAAGTGCGGCTGCCAGTCGGCCGGGTCGGGTGTGCCCCACTCGTCGAGGCTCGCGGCATTCGCGGCGCGCTCGATTACGCAGCGGTGCGTGAGCGACAGCCTGGAAGACGCGAGGCTCATCGAAGCGCGATCGAGCCGGAGTGCCGGCGCAGCAGTTTGTTCAGCTCGGCTCGCTCGGGGTCGGTCATCAGCAGGCCGGTCGGAGAGAAACGGTTGTTGTCGTACACGGTGGAGACGTTGCCGACGCTCTCGCGGGCGACGGAGCCTGGGTTGACCCATACGCGGGTGACCATCTCCATGCAGACGGTCTTCACGAACTCCGGGATCGTCTCGTACCCGTGCGAGTAGACGACGGTGAGGGTCCAGAGCGGGCCGAGCCAGCCTCGCGTCCAATCAGCGAAGAACTGCTGGTATTTGATCGGGAACGACGCCCTGACGAGATCGTCGCCGTCGACGTAGTACGTGTCGGCGCCGATCACGGTCGGGACGCCACCTTCAGGTGTGAGCGACACCGACGTGACCTCGACGACTGGCCGCTGTGGCAGCCGGATCCGTTCCGCGTAGGAGCTGCGCACGACCCATTCGTCGTCCTCGACGAGTTCGATCGTCTGGTTCGTCTCCTGCTGGATCAGCCCTGACGCGAGCGCGAGCAGCGCGTCGGCGCGAGTGATCTCGTCGGTTGTGAGCGTGATCCCGAGCCGTACCGCGAGGTCGTTCGCGGTCGCGAACTGTGTCGCTGCGCCTTCGGCGTTCTGGATCGGCGTCGATGGCTGACTGGCGTCGCTGTTGTCGTCGACGAAGATCAGCCGGTACCAGAGGCCTGCGGTGTCGCTCGCGTTGACGGTGGTGAGATCACGCGACTGCGGATCTGTCGGGTCGGCGTCGACAGGATCCAGCGTCAGCGTGTCGATGAGTGTCCACGGGCCGCTACTTGTCGGGCCCTCTTCGACCTGCACTTGCGTCCAGGGGATCGCGTCGAACCTGGCCGCCGGCGTGTAGCCGGTGAAGCTGACAACCTGGCTCATGCGATCCTCCCGATGTTTGCTCCCGCGATTTCACCGCGCCGAGGGCAAGCGAGATGCATCCCCTTGGCGAACTCGATCGATCCGGTGCTTGTCGGCCAGTACCCCTCGTATGTGACGTGCCCGGTGACGGTCGAGGTGCTCGTAATCGAAGCTGGCTCGATCGGTGCCGCGCGGAACCTCACGATGCTCGCGCTCACAGTGCTGGTTGATGTGAACGCGGCCGGTGTGACCGCCGCGATCCTCGTCACCGTCGAGGTAACGAGCGAGGTGGCGTGGAGGGACGCTGGCGCGACGCGGCGAAGGATCTTGACTGCACCGGCGACAGTCGATGTCGACGAGATCGCCGCCGGGACGATCGCGCGCGTGCTTCCACCCGAAGTCATCTTCGTGACTGAACCGGAGATCGTGCTCGTCGCATTGAACGCCGCCGGCGTGACGGCTTTCCGTGCGTGAACGCCTCCGGTGACCGTCGAGGTGCTGCTGATCGCGGCGGGCTTCACCGCGCGGGTCGCGATCACGGCACCGGAGACGATCGACGTAGCGCTCACAGCGGCCGGGATGACTGCTCGTCGTGCGACCACCGAGCTAGAGATCGTTGAAGTCGCGTTCGCTGAGGCGCCCGTGATGTGCTTGAACGCCTGGACGGCCGAGTTGATCGCGGAGGTCGCGTTGACTGCCGCTGGTCTCACAGCGCGGAGCGCGACCGTGGAGGCCGTGGCTGTCGACGTTGAAGAGATCGCGGCCGGCTTGACTGCTCTCCGCGCGCTCGTCGAGCCCGTCACCGTCGAGCTCGCGTTCAGCGTGGCCCCGGTGACGTGCTTGAAAGCCTGGACGTTTCCGGCGCTGGCGCTCGTCGCGTTGATCGCAGCCGGAAGAATCGCGCGCCGCGCCTGGATGCCTGCACTTACAGCGCTCGTCGCGTTGACCGCGGCGGGCGCGAGATGCTTTAGCGCCTGAACCGACGCTGTCACCGTAGACGTGATGGAGATCGCGGCCGGCTTCACAGCACGCAGCGGAACGACAGTCGCGGAGAGCGCAGAGGTCGAAGAGATCGCGGCTGGCGTAGCGCGCTTGAGTGCCCGCACCGACCCTGAAACGGCGCTCGTCGTCGAGATCGCCGCCGGCGCGATCGCCTTCGGGCCTTTCGTGACGGTGCCCGAGACAGCCGATGTCGTGCTGATCGAGGCTGGAGTGACAGCGGCGAGCTTCCTGACGGATCCCGTCATCGCGCTCGTCGCGTTGATCGCGGCCGGCACGAGTACCTCGACAGGGGCGATCGCGAACGAGATGTACGCCTGCGGTGACGCGCCGGCGAGCGTGCAAGCGAACGTGCCGACCGAGCCTGCTGCCGCGCGTGCGCCTTCGGTGACGCCGAAGCCACCGCCGCCGCCGCTCGTCGTCTCGTTGTTAGCCCGTGAAGCGAGAGCCGTCAGCGACGCGTTCGTGCAGACAGGGACCTGGGCGGTGTTCGAGTCGACGCCGCTCGTGGTGATGCAGAGCACGAGCCGTTGCGCGCCGAGCGTCGATGTTCCCGGTGCCCACGAGAACGCTGTCGTTGAGGTCGTGTTGTTGCTCGCGACCGAGATCTCGATCGGCACTGCCGCGTTGAACGTGCCTGCGGTATAGGCGAGCCTGCACGCGCAGACATGGTCGGATCCCGGCGTCACTGAAGGATCGGAGTCACCGACCTGACGGACCCTCCACCAGATGGCGAGCAACTCACCGGCGGTGACGTCCTTCGGTGAGCCCGCAACCTGCGTCCACGCCGATCCTCCGGCCGTGGTGATCGCGATCGAGCCGCCGGCGATCGTCGTCGCGATCAGGATCTCGAGGTCGCCTGTCGCGACGCCTGCCGGAGCGGCGACGCTCGTTGCCCCGGTCGTCCCGGCCGACTTTGCGCCGGCGGCTCTGAAGGTCGGGAGGGCCATCGCCTATTCCCCTGCCGGGGCTCCGGTCAGTCTCGGGTCTGGCTGACGGCGTTCTGTGCGAGCTGCGGCGTGTCGCCGGAGTTGATCGTGACCGACGTGATCGTGCACCAGACCATGCCCTTATCCGCCGAGGTTCCGGCGTTGCCGTTCAGGGCGCCCATGTAGGTGCAGGTCGACGTCGACCCGGTCGATGCGGCCCACGACTTCAACGCGTCAGACGGCCACGTCTGCACGCGCGTTGTCGTGCCGGTGCCCGCCGCGAAGATCGTCGTGTTGTTCGTCAATGACATCCTCGCGTACGAGGTGTAGGCGGCCTCGCTCGCGGTGTTGCCCAGGAACGTGTCGTCGAGGGCTGCCGTCCAGAGGCCGACGTAGATCGTCGTCTCTCCCGCATAGGCGGTCTTCCCGAATGCGACCTCGCCGAGCACCTTCGAGAGGTAGTTCGCATCGGAGCCGGCCATCAGCAGGATCTTGTCTTTCAGCGACGGCAGCTTCAGCAGCCGATCGACGAGGCGGCGCATGGGCTTGTCGAGCTCGTCCCAGATCGCCTCGGCGCCAAGACGGGTCGGGAACCAGGGCGACGATGGCAGGATCAGCTTGGGCCTCGGGATGATGAGTCCGGGGCTGGCGGCGATGGCGCTCATGCGTAGGCCTCCGTGTGGCTCGTGATGGTCTCGGCGATCGCGTCCGGGTCGTGCTTGACACCGTCGGCGTGCGCGTCGTCGGACTGAACGTCGAAGTGGTGCGGGTGCTGCTCGAGCATGAGCTCGTTCGCCTTCTCGCGGCCGTGCTCGAGCTGGAGTTCGAGCAACACGTTCGCGGTGCCATCGACGGTGAGTGACCGCTCCGAGTAGCGGTGATTGTGTGGCGTGTCGCCGTCCTTGGCGTACCGCCAGGTCTTGCCGCCATCGTCGGTGACGACCTGCTTGCCGTCCGGGTCGGTATGAAACTCGGTCTCCGGATCGAACGAGAGCCGACCCGTGTAGGTGTCACTCATCTGTGGTCTCCTTTGAGAGAAATGCGTCGTTCCACCAGTCGGGGTGCTGCAAGATGTGAAGTTGTCCCGGCCCGTCCGCGACGGTCTCGGGTGGCACGTTCCAGGTGCCGCCGGAATCGGAGAGGTAGCGTCCGCGGGGCAGCCGGTAAGTCTCGTATTCGAGTCCGAAGTCGGCGAGCGGCCGAGGCTTTAGGTTGAAGCGTCTGCCGTCGTAGGCGATCAGACGGTCTGGCTCGCCCATCTCGGGGCGTGCGCACTCGGCGAACATCTCGTCGTTGACGAAGCAGACGCGGTGGCAGAGTTCGTCGCCGTGTGGTGCGACGCCGATCACCGGGAAGCCGTAGCCGCGCAGTTGCGCGAGCGCGGTCGCGAGGATTTCGTCGGGGTCGCCGCCGTCGCGGAGTGCTGTCGCGATCGCGTTCGCGTGGATGCCGATCTCGTGGCCGTACGCCGAGATCTCCTCGAGCGCCGCCGGGAACGCCGGCGTCGTCCAGTACGACGCGGAGTGGAGCATGAAGAACGTCGATCGGTAGCCACACTCGGCTTCCCACGCAGCGATCTTCACCGCTGTCGCGAGCGAGTCCTCGTTGTCGTCGACGTCGTGGCGTAGCCCGATCACGTCGCCGCCGGTCGCGCCCTCGTAGATGTCGCGCATGCAGAAGACCTCGCGCGCTGAGGAGAGAAGCCGGTCGAGCTGCTGGAGGTCGCGCTCGTTCATGTGTTGTCGCGCACCCAGCGGGCTTGGTTCGTGATCTTCAGCTTGAGTTCTCGCTGCCACGGCTCGTCGGCGAGTCGCTTGCCGTTGTAGGCGAGGTCGCGGATCTCGAACGGAAGATGAAGGTGCTCGTGTGGGGTCAGGCAGCCGAAGATGAAGTCGGCCTCGTAGAGGAAGCCGTCGTTGCGGGGGAAGTGCTTGAGGTATCGGTCGAACGCTGCCGCGGGTAGGCCGCGGTCGAGGATCGCGCCGCCGGGGAAGATCGCGAGATCGTCGTAGCCGTCCGGGTTCGAGCCGTGGCCCCAGTTCGCGACGAGCACGCCGGACTTGTATGCGGCGAGGAGCTCGTCGTGGTGGCGGAAGATGCAGTCGTCGTCCTGGAAGTAGATGACCGGATTCGATGCTTCGGCGATCGCGGCGTAGCGGCCGTAAACCTTCAGGTTCGCGCGCTTCGAGTTGTCCCATACGACGATCTCGCCATAGGGCAGCGTCTCGAGGATGGGGGAGAGGTCGGTGTCGCCGCGCGTGACGAGGCACGCCGTCACGTCCGCGGCCGTGATCACGCGAGCGCCCACTCGACTCGCTCCGGTGCGAATCCGAGCCGTTCCTTGAAGAAGCGTAGGCCGTCCGTGCCGGAGTCGTGCCTGTTGTAGAAGACGGTGGCCGCGCCGGAGTGTTCCAACGTGTCCCGGAGCGTCCCGAGCGTGAGCAGGTACATCACGTCGGCGACGAGATGGTCGGCGTGGCCGAGGATCTGCGAGATCAACACGAGCTCGCCGACGGTGTAGGCGACGAGGTAGGCGACGAGATGCCCTGACGGCGAGAGTACGCCGTATGCCTGGATGCGATGGCGCGGGCACAGGAAGTCGGGAAGTGGCGTGAACGAGGGCCGCTCGAGATAGCCGGCCGACATCGGCCGCCCTTGCCGTTCCGGCACCGACGTGTTGATCCGGTAGATGTCGTCGACGTGGTCGCAGCGGTCGATCGGCCGGAACTTGTAACCGAGCCGGAGCGACCTGTTGGCGCGCTTCCGAGCGGTACGGTGCGCGGCCAGATACGACTCGAGGTCGGACAGCGGGAGGATCGAGACCGGCCAGTCGTAGTTGCCGGTCGAAAGCGTCGCGTAGAGCTCGGAGGCGAGCTTGGAGCAACTCTCGTCGCCGATACAACCGTGGTGTGTGCCGAGCGTGATGTTCACGCTGCCGCCGTCGCACGCGCGAGGTCGATGAGGTGCGGCGGATAGAACTCGGCGAGCATCGGCCACGGATCCTCTTCGTCACCGACACCGAGTGCAGGCGCGACGCTCTTGTACGGCGTCACGTTCGTCTCGGTCTTGAAATCGACGCACCACTCGTCGGGTGCGTCCTGGAAGAACCACGTCGGGCGCGTGGTCATACCGCGCACGAGTTGGCCGTCGATGCCGCGCATGTGGCCGGCGCCGATCGGGGTGAACGCTTCAGGCTCGAGCGCGCGGCGCGGGATCATCCACGGGATGCAGCCCCAACGACCATGTACGAAGCACCGCTGCCCAACGCCGCGGGCGAGATCGACGAGGCAGATGCGGCGCTGCGCGATGACCTGCGGTGTCCGTCGCCAGACGACCGGGTTCCCAGGTGTCGGGTCCGGCATCGGCGCGTCTGTTTCGATGTCGACCTGGTCGAGAATGTTGAAGGAGTCAGGGTGGATCCAGTCGTCGGAGCCGACATGCACGAAGACGTTGGCGCCTGCGTCGGCGGCGTATCGGTAGCCGGCGTTGAAGCGTGCGCCGAGGTCGCTGTTGTCGAGTTCGACGGTCGGGAACCCGAAGTCGGCTGCGATGTCGAGGTTCTCGTCGTCGGCGACGATGACGCTGTTGGCTTGCACCCCGCGTGAGGCCATTTCGTCGCAGAGCCAGCGGCGCTCTGCGAGCACCATCTTGGTCACGGCGAATCGGCCCCACGCGGGGCTACAAAGCCAGACGTTCAAGCCGTCGCGGCTTACGCCTGGACGGTGATCGACGCCATCGCGAGGGCCGCCGGGTAGACGACCTTCGCGCCGTACAGGTGGAGGCCGCGGAGACCATCACCGAACTGATCCTGGAGCCGGATCGCTTCCGTCTCCGTGATCTGATCGGCGAACGTGACAGCGATCCCCTGGCCGGCGATGACCTCGTACGTGCCCGCCGTCGGCACCGGGACGGTGTTCGACTCGTACACGTCGAAGCCGGCCGCGCGACCGACGAAGCCCTGCCGGAGCGCCACGCCACCGTCGGCGGACGCCTGCGCGTTGATGAACCGGTTGTCCTGCAGGAGTGCCGCGTAGCCCTCCGGCGGGACGACGACCCAGCGCCCCTGCGAGGGGGCGTTGTTCCGGTTGAGCCGCGTGCGGAGGTCGACGAGCGTTCCGTACGCGGTGTTGTCGGAGATGTCCCACGTGCGGGCGCCGAGGTCGTACGTCGGGTCGTTGTTGATGGCCGCGACCATCAGGCCCGACACGTACGAGTCGACCTCGTTCGCGAGGTTGTAGCCCGCGCCCTGCGACGCCTTCGAGACGAAGCCGGGGAGCGCCTGCCGGCGGTCGATGTCGTCCACGGTGAACGCGAAGTAGTCCGCCTGGTCGATGACGAGCGCGCGGGTGGCGTCCGTCAGCAGATCCCAGGAGATGTCCGTGTTCTTCGTGTAGTCGCGGACTGCCGGGTCGGAGAACGAGGTGATGTGGACGGTGTCGCCTGCGTTGGCGATGTCGCCCTCGTAGTCCCGGTTGCACAGGGCGCCGTACACGAGAGCGTTGCGAAGGTTCGCAAGGATCGCAGGCGACCAGATCTCCGGGACGAACTGTGTGATTGCCATTCGTGTGTCCCTTCTGGCTTATGAGCCGCCGGCGAGGACGTGCGCCAACTTGCCCTTGCTTAGGGCGTCGTTGATCTCTTCGGCGGTCATGTTCTCGAGCTGCGCGCGGGTGAGCTGGTCGGCTCCTTGTCCCGTGCGTGCTCCCTGGTCCGCGGAACTTCCGCGTGGGCCTCCGTTGGCCAGATCGGGCTTGGCCTTCAGGAGTGAGTCCATCGCCTCGGCGATGTTGGTCGGGCTGCCGTCCTGATCGAACTCCAGGCCGGCACGGTCGATCATCGCGACCGCGATATCGGTATCGACTCCGCGCTTTGCCGCCTCGGCGACGATCGCGGAGTTGACGAGCGTGCGCTGTGCTCGCTCGTTGGCTGCGGCAGCGTCTCGCTCGAGCTGAGCTGCACGATCCGTCACCTTCTGGAGCTCGGTCTTCTGCGATTGCTGGAACTTGTCGAACTCGGCGGCCTTGCGCCGGAGGTCGGCGACGTCGTCGGCGCCGGCGAGAAGATCACGCTTCTGCTTCGCGAGCAGACTGTTGACCGCCTCCTGGCTGAACGTCTTCGGTTCGGGTGCCGGGTCAGGCGCCGGCGTAGGAGCCGGGGTAGGAGTTGGAGTCGGTGCGGGTGCAGGGTCGGGCGTCGGCGCCGGCTGTGGCGTCGGGTCTGGATCCGGCATGTGTGTCCCTCCATGAGGAGTTGTCCGGCGGCGTTTGGGCGCCCCGCCGTTCGCGCTGCCGGCCTTATTGGCCGGCGAGGCTCTTGATCGAGTCCGGCGGTGGATCGCCGATCTCGCGATACAGGCTGAGCAGCTTCCTCGCTGCAGCGCGCTTCGCGGCCGGTGGCGCGTTGACGCCGCCGCCTGCGCCAGCGAGCCGCGCGGCTGCTGCGTGGACGCCGTTGCGGTTGAGAGTGCCGTCGGGCTCGCGAACCGGGAGCGCGCACCGCTCTTTCGCAGTGTTGCCGGTTCCGCGCTCGAGGATGCACGCGGCTTCCCACTGCGCGTCTGTGTAGTCCGACTGCGAGAACTGGCCCCACGGTTTGTCGCTGACAGCCATAGGTCTGCTCCTCACTCGATGATTCGTGGCCCGACCGGCGTCCAGTTGTCCGCCATGAGCCTGGGCCCGAGCTCGGGGTCGTGCTCGACGCGCACGGTGGTGCCGACGGATGCGACGGGCTCGGTGCCGTACAGCGGTTGAACACCGCACGTGCAGTGCTCGTGGATTGGCATGAGATCGGCAACGCGGTAGGTGCGCGTCGACGCTGCTGTGCAGAGCGCGCAGTGCGGCCCTGGCCCCGCGAGCACGCGGCGATAGCCGACGATCCGGATCTCGCCGTCTGCCTGCTCGGCCGCGGCTTGCATCCAGTCGCGCGCCGAGTGCGTCTGGGCGAGCTGGAGGTCGGTAGCCGCGAGTTTCGCGACGCTCGCCTGCGCTGCCCGGACGGCCTGGGACAACTGCGATCCGTCGTTCACGAACGCGCCGTAGGCGCCGAACGGCCGGGCGTAGACGGAGGCTGCAGCGACCCCACGAACGAAGGCGATCGTGTAGCGAGTCGGGTCGAGCGTGATGTGAATCCGTTGCTCGGTCTCGAGCAGCGTCTTCGCGGCAAGGTACGCGGCAACGAGGCGCGCCGTGTGCGACTGGCCCGCCTCGACGACCTTCACCGCATGATCGATCGTCGCTTGCCGATCGCGATGCAGCGTCGCCCAGGATGAAGCGACGGCGGCAGCCACGGTGGCGTTGAGCCGAAGTCGCTGCGCCTGGTAGATGGCGTCGAGCTGCGCCTGTTCGACAGACGGTGCTGTTGCGCTCACGCGACGACGGTCGGCGGGACGACCTTCTCAGGCGTCGGCGGTGCAGGGTTCGCGATCCCCTGGAGCAGCGCGTCGGAAAGACGCATCGTCGAGAACCGCGCGATCTGTGTCTGCGAGTAGCCGAGCTTCTCGAGCGCAGCCTCCCAGGGGATCAGACCGCCCGAGAACTGCTTAATGACGGCGTCGGTGATCGTTGCCTCCGACTCGGTCTGCGCGTCCGCCCAAACGACCTCAGAGTCGACGGGAGCGTCGGGCTCGCCGGCGAAGCGGCGCGCGATCCCCATCGCTTCCTCGAGTCCTTCACCGAACGGGCGCTGCTTGCGCTCGACCTTTTTCACGAGGCCGGACTCGGCGGACTGGATCGCGTCACCTGACGGCGACTGGCCCTCCTGGATCAGGTAGTGGCGCGGCGTCCGCGTCGTGACTGCGATGTGCAAGACCTTCTGCTCGATCGCCTTGATGTAGCCGTCGAGGTCGGTCTGCGAGAACTCGCCAAACTTGGTGTCAGGGTTCTCGGAGGTGATGAGCTTGTCGATCGCGATGTCGAACGGCTCGACCGGCTTGTGCGTGGTCGGGTCTTCCATGAGCGTGAGCCCGACAGCCCAGCGCTGGCGGTGCGCGCCGAAATAGCCGGCGAGCGCGAGCAGGAAGAGG